CACGAATTTGTTACAGACCAGTTTGAACAATTTCGTAAATCTTACGACTGGTGGGTCGAGAACGAACAAAAACAATAACTTAACTAGAGGCTGCCTTCGGGCGGCCTCTTTTTTGTAACGGTATACAGTATATAGGCCAGAAATTAGAAAAAATATTTTTTTGTAAAATATACCCGTAACAGGTGTAACATATGTAACACTCTCGTTAAGACACTATTTTATAACAATAAAAGAACACTATTCCTGTTACATATTCTGTTACATATTTAAAATACAAAATGTAACACTAAAAACAAGAAATCGCCTAATGGGGGTGTGGCAATATTTTTTTTGAAAAATATATTTCTGGCGTATATAAAGGATACGGTGTTTAACGAACGTGACCTTTTTAACTGAGGATTGATAATGGCTAGCAGAGCAGCAAGCAAGGTAACAGGAAAGCCCCGTGAGACTAGAGGACGGCCACCGGCCAGCACTGAGCAGCCGTTGACCCGTAAGCAGGAGCTTTTTGTCAAAGAGCTTGTGAGCAAGGACGGGCAGATAACTTTGCGCGAAGCGGCAATCAATGCTGGCTATTCTGCAACGTCGGCGCATAGCAGGGCGTATGAGCTAACCAACCAGCATATCTCGCCCCATGTTGTTGCCGCTATCAACTCTTACCGGCGCGAACTGGATGAGAAATACGGAGTCACCTATCAAAGACATTTGCGGGATTTACAATCTATTCGGGACGTGGCTTTGGAAAACGGGGCTTACTCTGCCGCCGTTCAAGCTGAGTACCGGCGGGGGCAAGCGCAAGGCGATATCTATGTCAGCAAGTCTGAGATCAGAACAGGGTCTATAGACAGCATGAACAAAGAGGATGTCTTGAAAGCTCTAGAGGAAATCAAACAAAGCTATGCCCCGATCACAATTGACATCACTCCCAAAGAAAAGAAAAATGCCAGCAATCGCGGTAAAGCGCGAAAGCGGCTTTTACAAGCAGATGAAGGAAGCGACGCAGAGATCGAAGCGGAAGTTATTACTGACGCGGATTGAAAATTCTGTAGGCGCGGGCATACCTGATTTATTGATATGCGACGAACAGGGTGTCTTTCATTTTGTAGAATTAAAGTTTTTGACCAGCAACGGCGTGACCTTGCAGCCGTCGCAGGTGGCGTGGCTATCTCGACACCATCATAGCCCGACATGGATATTGATCAAAAAGCAGAACAAACCAATGGATGATCCGGAATTGTTTTTGTATCCGGCCAGCGCGGCAGTTGATCTAAAAATGGACGGGCTGCAATCCGTCGAGCCAATACATCACCAAATAGGCAAATTTAACTGGGATGTGATTTTAGACTTGATATGTCCCAGATAATCCTATATGTAGGGGCATCGTTAATTAACACGGGAGTTTTGAACGATGGCGAATAAAAGCAGAAAAAAGCGCATCCATATAAATCAGCACGTCATTCGCGCAAACAAAAAGAACGGCGAAGCAAACCCGCCAATTACTGTTAAGTGCGGCAGGGAAAATCATTATACATACGCGGCAGAAATTGACGGTTTGTCTCGCGTTGTATATTCGCCAGACAAGCCCCTATCTTGTGGGGCCAAGGTCTGGATCGAAACCATCGCGCCGGTTTGGATACATACTGGCCACACAATTAACTAGCACGGGAGATTGCGAACTAATGTTTATATTTTCTATTATTGGCCGGTTGTTATATGGTCCGGATTGGGAAAAACACACGCAAAAGCGAACGCGACATATAAGCCGACGCCGTCGGAAATAAAATTTTAAAAAATACTAGGCCCCGTCAATATATCTTGACGGGGCTTTGTTTTTTCTATATATGGGACAAATCGCATTCAACTACGGGAAATAGAAAAATGTCTTATGAAATAGAAATTATTTTAATTTTTGAGGAAAAACCAACCGTTCAAGATGTTTTAGACTATGTGAACGAATTGGGGGAAGATTTACATTTTGAGATAAAAGGTGATAGCGATGATTAAAACTGTCAAAAATTCAACAGCAAATAAAACCGGCGGTTTAGCCGTGACCTATCGGGCGGGCGACGGGGACAATTTTGGAACTTGCCCCGCTAATTGCAGATTGAACGACAGCGGGCGCGGGTGCAAATCTGATCAAATTGATTTTGTATATCTGGACGCCGTTCTTGATGCCAAGCCGCGGCACGGTGAAAGTTTCACCTATTCTCATTTTAACCCGCTGTTTTGGGCGCATAAATTGGCACCTAATAAAACCACTATAAACTATTCCGCCGACACCTTGGCCGAAGCCGTCGCAATATGTGCAAATAAAATCGCGCCGGTTGTCACCGTCGTGAAAAAATCTTTTTGGAAAAACGGGAAAAATGCGACGATTGAACGCGACGATATACCGGCACCCGTTCGCATTGTGAGATGTCCCGCCGAATATTTGGACAACGTCGGGTGTATTAATTGCGGCAATGGCAAGCCGTTATGCGCCCGTCTAGATCGTGATTATATTGTCGGATTTACTGGCCACGGTGTGAAAAAGAAAAAAATTGAAAACGACGAGCGCGGCGGGTGTTATGCGGCGGGCGGCAATGTTGCTATTCATTGGCGGGCAACAGCCGGACAAGAACAAGAACAAACCGACGGCGAACGGTTGCGGGCTTTTGTCCGGACGCTATCCCCGCGGGCAATTATCCGGCATCACGTCGCGGGTGATATAGGGGCCGAATAGAAACTTTTAAAAATTCTAATTGCATATTATCGCATAATCTGATATGAAAATCACCGGCGGCGCGTTTTGCCCCGCCGGTTTTTTAACTTTTACGGGAAAATGAAACCATGACTCATACAATCGAAAACAACAAAAATTCACTTCAAAATCTACTTTTGAAAGTTCAAGACCAACACGCCCGCGCCGCCGATTATCTGGCACCGACGCACGATTTGCAAAAAATCACCGCCGACAATGGGCGGCCCCAAGTTGTGATAGAACAGCGCGGCGGCGAACCTACCAAAATTTTTGATATAAATGACGTGGCATTTGGACAAATTGCCAGTCATGCCGATATTGACGCTAGAACGGCCCGCCGGTTACAAGCCGAATATTCGCCGGAATTTGACGCGCTAATAAATGCAATCTGGCAAAAAAAGCCAGCCGTCCGGATGTTAAGAACGCACGCCGCCGAAATGGCCGCCGGTGATCATACGGGCGCGGCTGTTACTAACGGGCTTTTGAGGGCTTTTGTCAGCGACAAGTTCAAGACGTTCGACAATATCAATTTGTTGCAATCGGCTTTACCGCAATTAATGGACAACCCCGCCGCGTTTCAAGTGGTAAATGCCGACGTGACAGACAAGCGGCTTTATTTGCGGCTTAAATCGTTGGTTCAAGAGGGAACGGGCGCAAACGTCGGCGATATGATGGCCAATGGTATCGGCTTGCAAAATTCTGAAGTAGGCGCGGGTTCTGTTTCTGTTTATCAAATCGCGTGGACACTGGCCTGTTTAAACGGTATGCAGACTCAAAACAAAACGCGGTCCAGTCATATCACGTCGTCCCGTGATATGGATGATTGGGGGCTTTTGTCCGACGCCGCAAAAGATGCCGACAATAAAGCTCTAGAGCTTAAAATTAGGGATCTTGTCGGCGTTTATTCCAGCCGCGATGCATTCGATCAAGTGATTGAGCAAATGAAACAAGCCGCCGCCGACGTGATTGACGGCGTGGCCGTTGAAAAATCTGAAATTGTGCAAAACTTGGGCCGCGTAATGCAATTAACCAAAAAAGAAACGTCTAGCGTATTAGACGGGCTTTTGGATACAATCGGCCAATCCGGATATGAGCAGGGCCAGCCGATAAGCCGCGCCACGTTGGTGAATGCGGTGACAGCCGTCGGCAACAAAGCCGACGCCGACGATGTTGACGCGTGGCAATTACGGGGCGGGCAAGTTTTGAATATGAAGCCCGCCGATTGGCAACGGGTTGCCGCCGTGGCCGCATAACCGGCCCGCATATATTCCACACTGGCCCCGCCAACCGGCGGGGCTTTTTTTATGGGGGTTGCATCATATGGGATAATATGCGACAACGGGTCATCGGGTGGCCGTGGTGGCCGCCCCTGTTCAAACTACGGGAATAGTAAAAAATGGAAAATCTAAATTTTGATAATGATTCTATTGTTGATCCAAAAGACGCCGAAATCGACGAATTGAGAAAACAGCTAGAATTAGCCAACCGGCGCGACGAATTGAAAGCTGAACAGCTAGACCAGTTAGGTGACGCGGTCATGGGTTTAATCGGTGACAAAGTTGAAGCGTTGGCCGATAGCGTGGCCAGTCGTGAAGTTGAGCGGGCGTTGGATGATTATGAAATTGAAATCTGGGATCACCAAGACGCCATTGGCGAAATGATCGACGAACGGTTGCCGGAGGGGCTGGACGATGAAAGCCGCGCCGACGATTTGAAAGCCGCCATAAAAGAAGTTTTGGCCGGTGCAACCCTGACAATGGATATTGAATAATGCGGGGCTGGTATGATTGCGAGCCGTGCGGCATTCGGTATTCGGATATTATTCACGACGATTGCCCCGAATGCGGCAATCCGGATACGACGCCAACCGCGCCGGATACGGTGATCAGGCTGGCACCATTAAATGATGATCCGGCGGGGCGGATTACGATAGATTTCTTTAGCGACGAATAAGCCCCACACAAGCCAACAACCGCCCCCGCTGGTGCATTACTAGCGGGGGTTTTCTTATGCCCGCTTACTGGCCGACGTTGGCCGGTTAAAAGAGTTAATCAAGCCGCGCCATGCCCCGCGCCCCATGCCTCAAACATACCAGCCCGCCAACCGCTGGCCGTGATCCGGCAACCGTCAACCGCGATCCGGTGACCGGCTGGCCGTGATCCGGCAGCGCGAATTGCGTCGGCAGCGGGCAACGATCCAGCAACCGGCTGGCCGTGATCCGCGAACAAAAGCCCGGGTTTCGCTGGCCGTGATAAATCGCTTAGGATCCCCCGATATCGGGTCAAAAACCGCAGAAAACCGCCAAAAATCCGCGATTTTCGCGCCGCCGCCCACGCCGTGGCTGGCGCGAGCATGGGCCATGTTTCTCTCAAATATTCATATGAAAAACGGTATAGAATGTTTCACGTGAAACATTGCCTATTTATTAGGCAAATATGAAGGCTTGTTAACTGACTAATAAATGTGCATATTTGTGCACATATTTTGTGCAATTTAGGGTCCCCCGATGGATGTATCAGATCAGGAAGCCAAGCTTCGTCTGCGACTAGCTCAAATCGAAAAGAACGAAGCGTGTCGCGAGGACTTTTTAATTTTTGTAAAAAACATGTGGCCGGAGTTCATAGCCGGTCGTCATCATAAAATTATTGCGGACAAGTTGCAGCGTGTCGCGAGCGGCGAGTTAAAGCGTTTGATCATCAACATGGCACCGCGTCACACGAAGTCCGAGTTCGCTTCTTTCTTGTTTCCTGCATGGATGATGGGTAAGAATCCAAAGATGAAGATTATTCAGGCAACGCACACGACAGAGCTTGCCGTTAACTTTGGACGAAAGACAAAGAACTTAATTGATAGTGACGATTACAAAGACATATTCCCGGAAGTACGTCTGGCTGTTGATAGTAAAGCGTCGGGGCGATGGGACACGGCTAGTGGTGGAATGTACTATGCCGTTGGTGTTGGATCGAACTTGGCGGGACGCGGTGGTGATCTCGTAATCATTGATGATCCGCATTCGGAGCAGACGGCGATGTCCGCGAACGGCTTTGATGACGCATGGGATTGGTACACAGGGGGCCCCCGGCAGAGGCTCCAGCCGGGTGGGTCTATTGTTTTGGTTCAGACCCGATGGTCCGAGAAGGATATGACGGGTCAACTGCTTCGTTCTATGGCTAAAGATCCTTTGGCGGATCAATGGGAGGTTGTAGAACTTCCTGCCATTTTTGAGGACAACAAGCCCTGTTGGCCGGAGTTCTGGTCGATGGAGGATCTCACCGCGGTCAAAGCATCAATACCGCCTAGCAAGTGGAACGCTCAGTATCAGCAGAACCCGACGGGTGAGGAGAACGCGATTATCCGGCGGGAGTGGTGGAACTTGTGGGAAAAAGAGCGGGTTCCCAATCTTGAGTTTGTTATACAGAGTTATGATACGGCGTTTAGCAAGAGGGAGACGGCGGACTATTCGGCTATTACAACTTGGGGTGTTTTCCGGCCAGAGGAGGCTGGGGGTCCCCCGGCGTTGATACTATTGGATAGTCAGAAGGGGCGGTGGGACTTTCCGGAGTTGAAGGAGATAGCGTTAGAGCAGTATAATTACTGGGACCCCGACACCGTCATCATTGAGGCCAAGGCGTCAGGGACCCCTTTGACTCACGAACTACGGAACATGGGCATACCTGTTGTTAACTTTACGCCGAGCAAAGGTAATGATAAGGTGACGAGGGTCCATTCCGTGTCACCACTTTTTGAGGCTGGAATGGTTTGGGCCCCCGACACTACGTTTGCGGACGAGTTGATTGAAGAGGTAGCAGCGTTCCCTAATGGGGAGTATGACGATCTGGTTGACAGCATGACACAGGCGTTGATGCGGTATCGGCAGGGTAATTTTGTACAATTACCAACAGATGACTGGGAAGATGAAGATAATTATAGTAGGATACAGGCTTATTACTAAAGGGGCAGCGGACGCATGGGAAATTCTGTAGTAGATTTGGGGGCTGCTGGAGAGTACATCTCCGAAAAGTTTGACGACTTTGTTGATTATTTCACAGGGGCCCCGGAAGCTCGTGCCTCTAACACATATATTGTTAAAAAGAGCCGCAAAGGCCAGACCTTGTATAGCGGCGAAAACCCGGAGAGCCAGACTTTTTTTGAATATTTAGGTTTTGCAGGAGGCGGAGACGTACCGTTACAGGACGACGGGTCCCTTCCCGGTGTAGATGATTTACGCTTTATGACGCCTGAAGAAGTAGAAACAGGTTCATACAATTATCTTCAGGATATGGAAAAGCAGATGATGTATCATCTGTCTGAAGCGCAAAACCCTGTAGAAATGCAAGGAGATGTTTTTCCCACTCAAAGGTCAGTGGACAACACACGTTACCATTACGAAGAAGCAGAGAAATTACGTGACCAGATTGATCTCTTCAGGGAGCGACGTGCCAGCGCAGTTTTAAATTATCCTGAAAGTGATCAAAAACTTTATATGAAGGAGGGTCAGGACCCGTATGTGCGTGGTTTTCCTGACTCTATTGTTGAAGGTTACCAAAAAGGCGGCATAGTAGACCTTGGAGAAGGGTCTCCAATGTCGGTAGCAACAAAGGAAGAGCTAGAAGAATTTTTGAAGTTTCTTCGCATGAACCGACCGTCATACAAAGAAGGTGAGTCCGGAAAAGAATATAGGGTATATAGTGATCTTTTAGAACCAACGCCTCATAATCCAAATGCTAAGATTGAGGTAGACGGCAGGATTGTTCAGCTACCGCCTATACCTCCGTCTTTTGCCGGTCAAGATGTAGGGGAGCGGGAAGTTATTGGTGATGACGGAAAACCTAAAATGGTTCCTCGTGGGTTATATGACGACTTTGCTGATACATCGTATGGTATCACATCTCAAGATATACAAAGCGGCGCGGCCAGTCTTGCGGATTTACAAGACTCAGCCAGTCTTGGAGACCCTTTTGCCGGTCGAGAAGGTAGTTTTGTACCAAAGCAGATTGAGATAGAAGAGGGCAAAGTAACCACCAACCCTATCGGTTTTGAAAATGGTGGCGGAATACCGGAAGCTGGCATAGGCAGCTTCATGTATGACGTGGCTACGGGCAACGTGCCGTCAGATCAGTACAACGCCATGAGAACATCTGGTCGTATGGATGACCCGATGGCTCAAGCTATTTATGGCCAAGAGCCAACTTTCATGGAGCAGTTGGTAACGGATTATAATTATCCTGCCAACATACCAATGCAGGACGAAGAGGGTTACGCCATCATGGACCCCGAAACTGGCAAACAAAAGATGATGATGGCAACTGATTTTAATCTGCCGGAGTACATGCGAACAGGTCGTCCACGTCCCGATATGCCTACTTACGGTGAGTTAGAGGATGCGCGGGCACATGCTCTTGCGTCTGCTTTGATGGCCAAGGACTACGGACCGGAGACCGCGGGCATAGCCACGAAGATTAAGGAAGCCACTGAGATGTTGCCGGGTTTTGGTTCATCAAAATTTAAAGACATTAAGATGGACAACCGTAACAACGCGCTGGGTGTTAAGCTGCTCAAAGAGGCGGGTATAAATGCAACTCCGAAACAGTTAGCGCGGACCGTGGACCAAGAGGTTTTTAAGCAACTAGATCGTATATTAGGTAGAACCGAAGAGCGTCAGAAGACTCCTGCCAAGGATCAACCGTTTGCAAAACAGTATTTTAAATCCCCAAAGGGTGGCTTGGATGTTTATTTCCCTCGTGATAAACAGGGTTATTTTGACACAAGCTACATTTACGATTAATGGCAGATAGAAAAACAGGATTGCCGGTAGACCCTACGTCTCCTCTTATATCTCAAATAATCTCACCTCTTGTGCCCATGTCGTATCAAGTGGACCGGCCATATTCTGTGAACACGCAAGATGTAGATGGCGGTGTAATCTATTCTGAGACTCCGATGAAAGTCTCTGACCCGCAGTTCGCGGTCCCTCCTGTTATTACCGGCGGTATTGAGTTTTTCAAACAGTTTATGGCGGACCCGGCAGAGACGGCAGGCGGTATTGCTTCGGCTGTCGGGGAAGAGTTAAAAGAGTACCCAGCCCGTCAGCTTCGCACCGCATTAGCTGGTGGCGAGACATTTAATCCTGAAACAGGAGAGATTGAACGGTTTGATCCGTTTGCTGTACCGACCACGGTGGCGGCTGGCACCGCGGTTAGTATAGCGCGGACCGCGGGCAAGGGCAGCGGGCCCGTCTTAGGTATCATGGGAGGAACTCTTGCAAAAGACGGGAACACCAAATATGAGACGGCAGTTAAGTTATACAAACAAGGCAAGAGTGATCAGGAAATATTTGACGGTAGTCAGAGTTATTTAGATGTAGATGTTTTAGGAACCAGTCGTGCGTATAAGGATGCGTTTCGTTTTGAGATGCCTACAGCTAATTCTAAACTAAACGAAAAGCAGGTATTTGACGGTCGGATGGAGGGTTTTCGGTCTGTTCAACGTGACGATGATTATGGGGCAGTACCAATTAATGATGCTCCGTTTGCACGTTTAGAAGAGATATTAGACTTTCCGGAGTTATATGAACAATATCCGGAAATAAAAGATCTTCGTGTAGCGCGAATAAATGAGTTTGGCGGTGCCTTCTATGACTCAGCGCGAGACTACATAGGCGTAGCCGATCAGTTAACTAACAATGCTTTTCAATCGTCACTCCTACATGAGATTCAACACTGGGTGCAACATAAAGAGGGGTTTCCTACAGGGGGAAGTCGTCAAAGTATTCAGGATCAATTAGCTGATCGCATGGAGGGTGCCGACTCTGAAGCGTTAAAAGGGCC